GGTATATATGCAACTACATCTTGGAAGGTTATTCCGTCATATTGCTTATAGTCTGTACCATTCATAAAGTACAACTTTGATTCAAAATAAAATATTGATGTTTTGGCATCTGTTATAGTGCCTATTTCAAATACTGTACCTTCTGTGATTAAGTCAACTATTGCAATTGTATCGGTATCAATTGCTAGATCGTATTCGTATACTTTGCCGTTATTTATAGCTATAAATGAATGTTGACCGCCTATTGTACCCTCCCAGGTACCTTGCACATCCTTTGTATTTCCAAAATCTATAAAAGTCTTATGTCCTTCTCTTTTTTGAAGTTTGAAGTCTTTTGTTATTCTATAATTAACTTGCCTTAATGCTTCTCCTAGTTCTAAACCTGTTTGTCCTACTGCTTCATTAATTCCAATGAATTGATTAATACTTATAGGTTTTGGCGGTTTACTTGCTACATATCTTGCCATTAAATCACCTCATATGCGTCTGTAATAACTACAGCTACGGCTTTATTCCTGCAACTTCTTTTGAGTTGTTCGTATTTTTCTTCAAAGAACATAACTAATTCTTTCTTTTTGAAAGGTGCTAATCTTGCAGCAACATAATATGCTAATGCTTGGTCTGCTTTATAATTAACTTCTGTTATATCATCAATACTAATTATTGTTGTAGGTTCATCCTTTAATAGGTCAATTTTAGCTAGATCATACAGTTCCTTATGCCCCATATCTATAATGGGTACAGCTTTCATTTGCATATCTATATAATCAGCTTCGGGTATTTGCACACCATCCTCTGTGAATGTGTTAAGGATTGCTCTTACTTTTGCAAATATACTCCTTCCTGTTTCAGCCATAATAATACCTCCTTGAATTAAAAAAATATAGCAGAGGAGTTGTTTAATCTCCCCTGCTATGGTGAAGCAGTTTATTTCTTTGTTTCTTTTTCTACTACTTTCTTAAATCCTTCTCTTTCGAGCATAGAAAATAGGTTTTTGTTGTCGGTTTCAATGGTCTTTCCATCTTTGTTTTTAAATATCATAGTTTACTCCTTTATGCATTTAAGTGAGTGTAAACTCCCTTTGTCTTAGCTGTCAATACGAAAGCATCGTATCTAATTCTACCTTCGATAAGGTTACCGGAGATTCCAGGTGGGTTGTCATGTATCTTGTAATCTTCTAGTTTGTCTGCGCCTACTGTTGATTCTGGGTGACAAAGGATAAATTCAACTGTAGCAGGAAGATAAGTTGAAGGTACTGGAACGATCTTAATACCATCTACCATACCAACTATACCGTTAATTCTTTCATTCATTGCAATTTCTGATGCCAACATGAAGCTTGGGTCAAGTTTAAGGAAGTTGTAGAAGGAATATTTGCAATAGCATATTCTACCGTTCATAGGCACTTTGTTGTTACCGAAGTATTCAGCACCATTTAACAATGAAAGATAAGCGTTGTCTTTAGTTATTGCTACACCTAATGCAACTACTGCACCTGCAACTAAAGTTTCGCCACCTGCTGCTATTGCTGCTGTGTTCATTACTGCCAATCTGTATGTGTCGATCTCTGGGATTATAAGTTCGTCTGTTTGTCTAGCTAGTATCTTACCTGATTCCATAACACCTTGAGTATCATCTAAGAATTTCTTGTCATTGATTATTGAGAATGCTCTGTCTTTTGATACTGTTAATGTTTGGATTGTGTTTGCTGCGTCAACAGGTGTTCCATATCTTGCTGTACCATTAGCTGTCATTACATAGTCGCCTAATGCGGTTGTGCTTACTGAATATACATTGATTGAGTTAACTCCTGCCCATGTATAGTCCTTGTTGATTGCTGCTTCTGTCAATGATTTTAGCTTGAATCTTTCTGCTACCTTCTTTTCGTACTTTGATGCGTAGTTTATAGCCATTTAGTTGTCCTCCTTAAAATAAAAACCCTATTTGATTGAATTAAATCCTATTTCAAATGGGTCTGTTGATTGTATTTCCATACTGCCATGTGCTGTAACTGATCCTACTGGTGCTTTCTTCGCATTCTCTGCGTTTTGTTTTAATAGTTTTAGTTCATTCTTGATTGTTTGGTTTTCGTGCCACATCATACAATCCGAAAGGCTTTTATTTGTCTTAGTTTGATATTCCCATACTTCTTTTGGTATCTCATTTGGTTTAACATCCGGGTAATTGGCTATGAATTCTTTGAAATCATTAGCTTCTTTATCCTTTTCAGTCTTGGTTTGTTGTTCTTTGTTAAGTCTGCTTTCAATCTGATTAGTCTTTTGCTCTGTCTTGTATAACCTTTCGGCAATCTCATAAGGCACATTGTCTTTGTCTGCTAGTGCTTGTATCTCTGCTTGCTCGTCTGCTTGTTGCCAATGTTCTACTATCTGGTCAACTGTCATGTTATTGGCTTTTGCTAATTTCTCAACATATGCCAATGCAGGAGATTTTTCAAATCCTTGTAACTTTTCAAGTGTTTTGTCGTAGTTCATTCCCTTTTGTATTAGTGGTACAGCTTCCTCGTGAGTGAATTCCTTCTCTTCGTGGTTGTACTTTACTTTTACCTTAGGAATATCTGTCTTTACCTCTGTCACTTCTTGCACTGATTCAATCGGGTTGGTGTCCTCTACTGTTTCAGTTTCCATTGTCATATCATCTTCTGCCTGTGGTTGGGCAGTATCTTCAAACCCTTCGCTAAATGTATCTTCCTCCGCAAATAGTTGAAGATTAATTGTAAATTCGTTCATATTGTATCTCCTTCGCCCTATGGTTGGGGCAATATTAAAAGCGCCCATTTTATGAGCGCCTAGAATCGGTTTTAAGCCATTATTTTTATTGAGGTAATGTATTGCTATTACCCGCTTTTGCTGTTGTTTGTATGTCTTGTTGCATTAACTTCATTATGGTAGCTTCTTGCTGTTCTGGCGGCAATGACATTATCTTTTGCTTTATTTCTGGTGGCTGACTCTCTAGCCATTGTGCAAGTTGTTCATATTGCTGTTCTTGACCTTGTGTCTGTTTTTGTTGTTGTTGTGCTTGTTGCTGTGCTTGTGCTTGTTGCATTTCGTTCATCTTAGTTTTTAACTTATCTATTAATTCTTCATTCTTATATGAATCAGGTAAGCTTTCAAGATAAGTAATCATATCAAATAACGGGTCTTTCATACCTAATAAATTGTCTAACATTTCTACTTGTGCCATTTCTGACCAATAAGTACTAGGGCCTACGTCACATCTAACATTTAGCCACATATTTTTAAATACACTAAAGTCATATGTTTCAACTACCTTCTGACCTTCCCTAGTGATTACAATAGGTCTTGAACCGTAATAAGTACCCATCATGTCTATTAAGATTCTGCCGATATCCTCTATCCACTCATACATATTAGATTGTGGATTGTCTAAAGGTATACTAGATTGTTTAACTGTGATTGCTATACTTCTGCCACTTGCTCGTTCAGGGTTTACGTTACCCAACATAGAATCGTTAATGCCTAATGTTTCTTTTAGATATCGTACCGCTAGTTCTATTACCGTTATGATCTGCGCTGACATTTGAGCAGGATTCATGTATGCCGCTGCATTATTTACACCTTCACCAGGTGCCATATTTTTAATGCCTATTGCTTGACCTACTCCATCATCCCAACCACCGATTAAATCTGCATTATATATAACTTTAGGAAATGCTGTCTTGTCTAAATGAAACATTATCTTTGCAAACATTCTATTGATGAATATCTGTGTTGGTATAATTCCGAAGCAAGTACCTCTGCCATGATAGCAATTCTTTTGTTTTTCCCAGTTAGCCCATGCTATAGGGTAATGCGACAAGCCTGTATCAATGTCTTTATAAATGTACGCTGATTCTGTGCATTTTGTGACATGAATTGTCTTAGTCTTAGGATCGTATTTGTATAGTAAGAAATATAAAGCCTTGCCATTGTCATCAGCTTCTAATTCTATCTTTGCACTGTCCCCTGCTTCATTGTTGTAGTTTTGGTCTGAGGTGATATTCTCGCCGTCTTGCTCCTTGTATAGCTTTGCTTCTGCTATTAAGTTTGCGACCATGTCACGACCACTAATACCTACATAAGGTTGTACTTTTACATCTATTTTAGGATTATTAGCATTGCCTAAGAATACATTTGTTCCATCAACAAGCTCAAACTCTATTTCGCCCTCTATGTTCGCGAATGCACCGCCATACGGTATCTTTGTTTTATCAAAATACATATGAGCGCAAGTATCACCCATGATTGAAGCGTCAAAACAAGCATCACGATAGCGATTTTCCATCTTGAATTTTTCGAACAAGTTATCTATCTCTGCTGTTGCGATCTCGCTTGCGTTTGTATCAGGGTTGTTATCATCATCAGCATAGGCTAGAGGTTCTAATTTCAACTTTACCTTACTAGAAGTCATAAAGGCTACAAAGTAGGTTATAACTCTTTTGATATAGTTAAATACCGGAGCAGGGAAATCCTCGCTTTCCAGGTTGCGCCATTGCTTATCATTAAAGAAGTCTATTGAAGTATTTACGGCGTCATAATAGTTAGGCTTTAATCTGTTATTAAACTTTACGCCATCAAGGTATTTCTGCCAATCTTGTACTTTATCACCAGTGTATTTACTCAT